AATCACTACTTGAACCAAATAGAGCTTTTACATTATCTAAAGCCCAAATATCTCTTGAAAAAATTGTTTTAGTAAAACCCCCATCAACTCTAAAGTATTCTGTAGTGCCACCAGAACCATTATCACCTATAAATTTTATAAGTCCGTCTGTTACTGAGCTTTGTATATTTAAGATGCCTGTCTGATTCTCTATAAAAGAATCTGTACCGTTATGATATAACTTTAGGTCGCCTCCTGTACCTACTTGTACTTGTATGTTATCTTGTAAAAGTAAGTTACCTGTCATAGTACCACCAGAGGTAGGTAAGAAACCACTACCTATAAGATTGCTAGGTGATATTCTAACATTATCCGATCCATTAAAACCAACAACAAACGCAACATTAGAGTTGTCGGTTTGTAACGTAAACTCTGAAAACTTTTTATTTGACATCTTTTACTGTTTGATTGTTATAACTTACTTCATAATTCCAAGTATTGTTTGTACTCCAATTCATATCTAAATACTTTTTTAGTTTTACTATATTTTTATTTTTCGGTTTATATCTCAAAGCACCCAACCATTAAATAGCCCATCCTGATCAGGATATACATCACCACCTGTGTTTTGGTTATACTCAGGAAACAAGTTACTATTGTTGTCTATGTAATCTAAAAACCTTTGTACATAATACTCTGCTGTGTTTCTTGCTTTGTTTACTAAATAATCTACTTCTTCTTTTGATACGCTTTCTGCGTTCTCTGAATTACCTTTAAATATACCTCCTTGCTTTAATTGATAAGCAGCATAAGGATAGTATTCAGCTTGTGCAAACCATATTAACATCGGCTGTACATAGGTGTTTACTAAGGTTTCATAATTACCACTAAGACCACTACCAGAAATATCGGTGCTTATTTTATTATATAATTTGCTTCCTAAATAATTTCTTATTTCAGTTTCTTGTGCTACTTTGATAAATTGAATGAACTTATCAGTATCTACATTACCATCAATGATACTATTCTTAATTAAATCTGTTCTTGATATAAATAAAACTGTTGCCATAATTAATTTTTAAAACCCATTTTTTTCCAATATGCAGCAGTATAACCTGCTCTCGGCATATTTCTAGGAGCTATAGATACTTTGTTAGGATTCGATTTAGGTGTAAATCCATCACTCTTAGCTTTAGTTGTACTAATAGTATCTCCTAAACTTCTCTCTCCGTCTTTTCTTGCATATATTTTTCTAGTCCATCTATGAGAACATCTAGCTCCTCCTTTATACAACCATACTGAATAAGTTGCAGCACCATTTTTACCAAAACCTGCATTTACAGGTATATTGTCTAATGCTATAATATCTTCTTTACGATAGACTTTATTTGCTTTCATCATCTTAATACAGAACTCTCTTGATCTACCTTTTCTAGTTTTGTAAGCACCAGAGTAAGCTGTGTACATATATCTTACTAAATATGTAATATCTTCTTTGCCCTCTTTCTTACTTTTCCCATCTTGCTCACTTTCTTTGTATGGTGTTGCTTTTGCAACTCTTGCTAACTTAACTTCGTTGTTTAATTCCTCAACCTTTTTGTCAAGCTCATCTTCTAAGTCATAGTCAACATCCATTTCATCAATCAAATCAAACTTTTCTAATAATTCTTCTTCGTTTTGTCCTTTGCCTATAAACTCATCTAATAGTTTGTTAGATTCTTTACTTAACTTAATTCCTGTTTCTTCTTCTCTTGTTTCTTCATCTTCTACATTTTCTAAGTCTGTAAATTCAAGAGGTTGTAGTGTTTTAAAATATAAATTAAGAGCTATATCATTGTAGGCTAGTATTTGGTCAAACGCATCAATTAAAAGATTTTGAAAGCCTTTTATTACAAGATTGTCAAAAAGAATAGATGCTGTTTTTAATTCGTCAGCATTGTTACCAAGACCTGTTGAATCTTTGATACCAAACAACATAGGACTTACTACCCTATGAGATACCATAATCTTTTTAGAACTCTCATCACTAAGAAACTGATATTGTTGGTGTGCATCACTTAACTGAACAGGCTCTATACTTGCTGCTTGTTCTGGGTTATCGTTAAAGGCTAAAATAAACTTCCCAGCATTACTACTCCCAGAAAATTTATCATAGATACGTCTTTCTATCATTTCTCTTTGCTCAGGATCTGGTGTACCATTATTGAAATTAATTAACATACTTGGTGCTAAACCATTCATAATGTTGTTTAGATGATAGTTTGAAATCTCCTCCTCTAGTTCTGCGTATTGTGTACCACCTTGATAATCTACAGGACTATAATATTTAAAACCTGCTCTGTATGGCTTAATATAAAGTATCTCTAAGCCCTCTTTTGAAGTTCCAAAAGCAGGAATACGCTTCAACTCTACATTACGTTTATACTTGCTCCAATCGCTAAAATAGAAATAACCGTTAATATCTCCTTTTTCATCGCATTTCTCAGCTCTTAATGTTTCAATAGGCATATGCTCTAGCTGTACAATCTTAGTTCTATCTTTTGAATAGATTATCTGTACAGCACATTGACCCATAAGTTTTAAGTCATAGCATAATTTTCTAACGCAATCTTTTTTAAACAAGCTCATCATTTGTGCGTACTCGTTTGGTTTTTTGTTTGAGTTAGTCGCATCTAAGCCTTTACCGTAAATCATTTCACTAACACCATTTATAATAGCATTATTTGTAGGACTTCCGTTATATCTGTCTATTAAGTATTGAAAGTAATTATTATCTTCACCGTATTCAATAAAGTCTTTGCCTCTTACTTCCTTAACTTCAGGTGAGGTATAGGTGCTTAAATTAACAATACTTAAATCTGATTTATTTTTCATATTATTATATAATCGTTATCGTACTGATCATTTCCTGTTGGTACTGTGTATTCACCACTATTTACAGAGTAACTAGAAATAGTTTGATTAGTACAAAATATTTTGTCTTTGTATATTATGTTACTACCCTCTTTTACAGTCATATCATAAAATCTTCCCTCTACTAAAACAGGACTTAGTGCTTTTGTGATTACTAGATAGTTTTTGTCTGTTGAGGTGTTTATGCTACTGTATGTTGTTGAGGTGTTTGTAGAATCGTCTCTTAGTATCATACTAACTGTACTAGCATAACTTCTAGGAATTATTTTTAGAGTTTGTGCTGAAGCAGATGTAGTTAAATGTTTCATACTTATATAACGCACTATCTTTGAATTTTGTACATAAAAAAAGAGGAGTTAAAAAACTCCCCTTTCAAAACTAAACTAATTTACATTATGAAAACTCTACAAGTTCAAATATACAAAATTAATTTTAATTTGGTGTTATCTGACTTCCCTCAGTTGCACCATCTATTACAGATTTTTGTACAAATAATGGAGGATCAGTTTCTTGTGAAACAAATGTCAATGAATAACCAGACATATCTCCCATAGCAGCTCCACTACTAAAAGTACCTGTTGTTAATTCGCATCCGTGATCTTCACCTAATAAAAAGAAATTACCATTATAATCTGCAACAATGATTTGTGGTC